CTGCAATTTGTTGTCCAGTTCAAACGCTTGGTGCAGTTTTTCCGGCTCGACCTTGGCCGCTTCTGGTGTTGCCGGCGCCACTTCATCATAAGCTGAATCTGGTATGGTTTCGGTAACACGTTCCGGCAAGGGAGCCTCTGGTGCTGGTTCAGGCTTTGGTGCTTCGGTAATTGGACTAAAGATATTTGAAACGACATTTTTAGCCTTGCCATCTTTTCTGGAAAGCCTTATGTCAACCCCTTTTGCCGCATCAAATTCTGCATGGGTAATGTTGTCACCAAGACCAATACTAGTGTCACCGGGTTTGATTACAATCTTTTGCGAATAATCCGGTCCTTTACCATTGAATTCACTGGCTTTCACATAAATTATTTTGTTCCCATTTTCATCAATGTCGAATTTCATACTCTCAACATTGTTGCCATAAAGGGTCGATGAAACAAACTCTACCAGTTCCCGGAAACCGCTTAATCCTGCCTGATTAAATTCTTGCGGCAAGTCAGCCGGCTTCATGGTGGTGGTCAACTCTGGTGCGGGTTCCGCCTTGGTTTCAGCCGGCTTCTCAGGGTTAATCACGCTGTCAACCGCCTGTGCCACGACTTCCGGATCAGCTTCAGGCAATGCTGCAGCCACGGCTTGTTCTACGGCTTCTGGCTTGGCCCCTGGAACCCCCTCTACAACGACTTGGGCAACCTGTTCGGCTTCGGCTGGTGTCACTGGTGCAGGTGCAGGTTCAGGTGCTACCACTTCAGGTTCAGTACCGGCGATGGCCGCTTTAGCCTGTTCAATGGCTGCATCCAATTCGTTCGGGCCAGCAATCGGCGGTGCATTTGGGCCTGGCGGTACTGGCGGCACTATAGGCGCTGGTTCAGAACCCTTACTAAACCGTTTTCGACCTTGCGCTATCACTTCAGCCGGCGTTCCTACCAACTCTCCGAAAGCCTCAAGAAGCACCGCTCCTGGCTCAACTTCCCCGGTAGTGGCTAGGCTTGCAGCAGCTTCCCCGGCGCCACCAGCGGCCCCCTGTGCAATAGGCTGTGCTACCAGTGCATTAAGGGCTTCACTAACAGCCTTGTTTTTTACTACTTTGGTTAATGGATTTAGCGAGGCAAGCCCACCCGTTGCAGCGTCCACGGAGCCAATGATTCCACCCCTGGTTGTGGCAAAATCCATTGCTTTAGAAAGTGTTTCTGGATCTTGCAGGGCTTTTGTTACGGCATCAGCATCAGTTATATCAACGCCATTGCGTCCAAGATAATCGGTAAGACCTGAAATGGTTTCAGTCGTAAAGGATGAACCACCAAGCAGGGCAGCACCTACAGTTGGACTTTTGCTGGCAAAGCCACCGGCCAGGGCTGGCGCGATCTGAACCAATGATTCTGGCCCAATATCAGCCAAAACCCCAATAGGATCACTGGCAAATTCCTTGAAACCAGCGCCAAATGTTTCCGATTCATTGACTCGTTGGGTTACGTCCTTGCCTGGTAATGTTGCTAGTTTCTTTTGCAGATCCACATTACCAGCAGCCAAGGACGCAGCAGCTTCATTTCCAGACGATATTGCTTCTTCCCGGTTATTGCCCATAGATAGGGCTAATTGTTTAAGGAATTTTGGCAGCACGTTACCGGCAACACTGGCCGGCGAGGTGCTTGCAACCAACTCAGTAAAATTAGTTGGAATCAGATCGGAAAAACCAGCACTAGCTTGTCTTGATTTTTCCAAAGCCAAGGCTTCAGGAATATGACTTCCCGTAAATCCAAGTCGTGCAACACCACGTTGCACTGAAGTCCCAACCGTATCCAGAAAGCCGGGTTCTTCTGCTTTAACAGGATTATATTTAGCAAATACTGCGTCAATTTCTTCCGGAGTGGCCCTTGCTATAGGCTTCGGATCGTATTTAGAGAATACCGCGTCAATTTCTTCCTTAGAAGCGGCCATTACTCTACCTCAATACCTCTCGCCTTTAAGTCAGCAATTATCTCATCATATCTTTCTGGACTATCTTTAAGTGCCTGTTGCGCTCTTGCTATCCAAGCATCTACGTCTTCTGGCGCAGCAGGCGAAGCAATCGGTGCTGGTGCTTCTCCCGCGCCGGCAACCGGGACAGGCGGAACAGAAGCCACCCCATTTTGTGACTCCAAGAATTTTTGCACAGCAACGCCGCCATCCCCAACGTCATTTCCAGCGATTGCCTGTTGAGTACGCCATGCCTCAAAAGCAGGGAATAGATCCTCTCCGGGAACTGTGTTTGTACCGTAAAACCGACCTGGTTCTTCAGTGTCCGGACCATACAGCAAATTCCTTTGTTCATCTGACGGATTCTCAAGCGCAATAGGCTTTGTCGCGTCTGCTGTAGCAGATTTTGTGGCTGCAGCATTACGCTGGCCGGTCAAAGCCTGAAGTGCCAATAGTTGTTCCGGCAGCTTGTCATCAACTGCTTCAGTCCGCGCCACGTTGAAATCTGACGCTGTTTGGTTTTTGTCGATAAGTGCGCTGGCCTGGTCCTCAGTCTGTACATTGCCCGGACCTAAGAGTTTGCCGGACAGTATTGCGTTCAGTGCATTAAGTTCTTCTGATGGTATCGGCTTTCCGGCATCAATTGCGCCGTAAACAGAGCCTATGAGCCTTTTAAGCACATCGGTTTTCTCTCCCTCTTGCTGTGCTTTTTGTGCGTTAAGCCAGTTAGCAGCAGCACCGGAATTGGCACCAGCAGCACCCCGTTGTTGCAGATCCGGAATAGACTGTAAAAAATTCCCCCGCTGCACATTAATATCCTTCGCCAAAGCAGCATCTTCAAGACGCTTATCCAGTTGGGCTTGCGCTGACCGTTGCTTTATCAAGCGTTCTGTTGTTGCATCGTACCCGGCCTGCTGAATACCACCGCCACCACTGGTAACGGCTTGGACGAAATCGCTTATCCCTGGAAATGCTGCCATGATGTTTCCTTATGCTCCGCCGTATTTTTTGAATATGCCGGCTGTGCCTCTGTATGGGTCATAGTTAAACGCATCCTGCCCCGGAAGCAAAGCGCCTGCGTTTTGATTGTAAACAGACGCAGCACCCGTACCGGCCGGTACTGAACCTGTAGTTCCTTTACTTGCAATACCCTTACCGGCGCCTGAAAGTCCAGCGGCAGCAATATCCAACCACGGACTTCGGCTAATGCCACCAGCCTTTAGTCTGGTCAAATAGTCGATTGCAGATGAATTGCGCGCGAATACGCCCAAGTCTGAACCTAAGTCGCCACGCTGGTATCCCTCTTGTACCCGTTGATCGCCTGGCGCATCAATGCGCGCAAACAGATCACCAAAGCCACCGGCGCGCGCAAGCGTATCTGCACTACCAGATTTAGCCCTGTCCTTATAGGCTTCGCTGGAATCACCAGCCGTATCCAATCCAGCAAGCGCCTGGTTCTGCTTTAGTTTTACTGCCTTGGCATATCGGTCTGAAAGTTGCTCTCGAATGTCACCAGAATTTGATTTTTCAAAGAATTGCAGAGTCTCATTAAGCCTAGCGTTTGCCAACCGTTGCTGTTCAGCCTGTTTAGAAATCCCTTCGGCTGCAGCACGATCCTGCTTTTTTGCAGTCTTGCTGGTGTTATAAGCGGATACTGCTGCCGAGGCTACTGCTACACCTACTGCTACCCAACTCATGTTAATTTCTCCTGTTCATCAGCAGCCAGTGCCTCAAAATTCGGTGCAATAACTTCCTGTTCTATGGCATCTACATCAGTTAAATGTGTGTGGTGGACATTCAAAAGAATAACGTCCGTAAGTGCTAGGGCTGCTTTTTTAGTCCCTGGCCGCGAATTGAATATCTGCGGCCCGGTAAGATCCTGAATTCCGTCATCAGTCGTTATCCTCACTGTTCCTGATACGAGGATATTCATAGCCTCAAAGCGATGAATCTTGCCAACTGCCATTGTGCCTTCAGGCATGAACAGTTCCCGAACATAAACCCCCGGAGCAAAGTGGTGTTTGGTGTACGCGGTAAAGTCAATTTGCGGAAGCGTCCGCATAGCATCTTCCAGTAACATGATTTGCTCCCGGCTAATCACCTTGGCACCATTGACTGCAATATCGTTCATGGCCCGTAAACTCCGCCGGCAATCGTAGAAGTTGGCTTTTGCCTTGGTCCATACCACGCATTGAAGTCATAGCGCGCAGTACGATCACCCGCAGCAGTTTTGCTGCTCTTGAATATGTCAGAGAAATCCCCGAACACATCATTAAGACCCTGCTGTTGGGCCGATGACTTAGATAATGCGATATTTTGCTGCATTGAATGGGCTGCTTGTTGGGCTGCTGTAGTCGTATCAAGTCCTCCAAGAATCTGACTAAACAGTGAGTTTTTTGTTTCCTGGTCTTGTGAGCGTAAATTAGTCCCGGCTGTTTTTGACCGGCGTTCGACTTCCTGAACCCCGCGCAAAAAATCATCCCCAAGACGAAGGTTCTGGTCAACGTCAGCACTGCCCTTGGAAAGACCACTACGAGCCAAGGCAAACTTCAATTGTCTGTCTGCATCCCCTTTCTGGCGCCCGAGGTCTTCATTCAAGAATGAACGGGTTGCGTTTTCCAAATCCGTAATGTCGGATTCCCGTTTTGGTGATCCAAAAATGCTTTCTATACGTTGTTGAGCTGCCGCAATTTCAGCTTTGCGTTTTTCTTCTTCTGCTGTTGCAGCCTTTACAGCTTTATCGCTTCCGCCAAAACACATGACCTTACTCCTTGATCTTGGAAAACATGGCTATGTCTTCACCGTTCATTCCAAAATTGCGAAATATCCCTTCCTGACTCATTTTAAGCCCCTTAATATACCATTCACAGGTTTTTGTTCTTTTTACGGATGCCATAGTTTGTAAACGCCTGGCGCCACCTTCAAACATAATATCCATTGTCTTGAGGCACATTTTAGTAATTGTTCGCCAGTGTGTTTCCCAATACTTCATATCACCAATCATCCATGATTGCCAAACGCCATCTATAACCGGCTCCCAACCACCCACGCAAAACGGCTTCTTATCATCCAAAAACACAAACTTAATACCAGTCCGATTAAAGCACTCGTTCGCCACCTGGTCTTTATCCCACTCTCGACCAAAAAGAACTTTGTATTGTTCCTTTTCATCTGCTCTGGCCCTGCTTGCCACCAGCAGTAGCTCTACCATATTTGGTGTTTCCATTGTAATCATGATGTTACCCTCATATCCTGAAGGTAAAGGTTCATCGAATTCCATTGCCAGTCCTGCCCACCGTCATACGTCAGACGCACAGACATTGAAACAGCATTTACAGGCAAGTTAATAACCTGGCCGGGATAAGTATCTACCGGAACAGGATAGCTAGTCGTAAAAGTTCCTGCTGCATTTTGATCGTAACCAATTTCAATGCTGTTGGTTCCTTCACCAACAATATCAAAACCAATCAACATTTTATTAACCCCTGGCGCACCAAAATCTAACCAGGGCCATTGGATTATTCCATCAAATGGCGATCCATCATCATCTAATCCGCTTTGAACTACCCTGGAAATAACGTCACCATGCCGCATGTACAGCGTATTTCCAAGGTGCGAGAAATTCTCAATATTCCACGGAAACACATACCGGCTCCATGCGCCCTGGTTTATACCTCTATTCATTGTGTAAATAAATACAGTGTTAGTTGCCACCGGATAACTCCTGTAAAGCCCTGTTTACCGCATCCATTATGGTTGGCTCAGTATTGGGATTCTGCCCTTGCTTTACTGACAGCATCTTTCCATAAGTATCAGCCGCATCTTTATTGCTAAATTTTCCAAGATGTTGACCCGTCTTTTGGAAATAATCTAACGCTTGCTGCGGTGATAGTCTCTTGCCATTTACCACTGTTGGAATCAATGCAGTAAACGGTTTTCCATTTTCACCAGTGAACCCAAACGACATTGAACTGATCGTGCTATGACTGCCATCAGGATTCGGCAATTCTTTCCGATAACTCAGATCAATGTTCCCCTGTTCCAAATCTGGCGCTATAAATGGAGTTTGCATCAGCAAATCGCTCCCGGTGGTGGCGGATCTTGGATAGTCCACTGAAGTCTGTTTTGATTGTTCATACCCACTTTGACCAAGTTTCCAGTAACATCGGCTTTCAGTAAATGTGCGGTTATATATCGTTCACCCTGATACCTGTAATACAATTTATCATCTTCGATGTAAGAAAGGATAATATCGCTGGTTGGTGTTTGGGTTTCTCGCTTGTCATCCAGGCAGCAACGTGGCGTTCTGGCCCCGGCTGGTAGATTGGTAAACGTGATTCCCGGCAAATCGGAGTCATACCACCAGAATCTAGCCTGATTACCTTGCACAAAAGCCACAAAGGGATTCATGTTCTGGTCAAAGGCCAGAGATAGTTCAGTAATTGGATCAATCGACAGGGTATCCGTTAAATCAAACAAAATCGTTTGCGGCCATTCTGGTGCAGAGATAATCACATCATCACCAACCAATTGCAGTGTCCAAGTCTGATACCGCATCCCTTGCGATGTATCATTCAGTCCAATCCCACCTAATTCATAATCTTGAAGATTAAAGGTATCCAGATTATCTGGATTTAGATATAACCCAAGAATTGGAAGGCTAGACAAACTGCTGTTTGGAATAGCCATCAGGCTATGACCGCCGCTGTCCAGCCCAAAGTCCAAATCAATTGCATCTGATATGCGCTTGTTTTCGGCACACCTAATCCACTTCCTTGTGCGGTAAATGACGTTTGAAAATCACCTATAGTTGTTTTGAATCTAATAGCTCGGAATCTCCCGCCACTGACATTCCAGCCAGTCAATCCACAATTTGAACCAAAGGCAATCTGGTATGAATTATTGCTATACGCTTCATTGAATTGAGTTATATTGTCGCAGTTGGCTACCAATCCAGAAGGTTCACCAGTGATAGCGCCAAGATAACCTATAACCATTCCAGTTGCAGGGTCCAAACCTGCGTTATAGACACCAGCAAAAACCCTCCAATCAGCAGTAGAAATCGAATATTTCCCAAAAGCCCTTCCAGCTCCGTATGGACCTATTGGATAACCCCATGAGGTAACATTTGCTGCTCTGGTTACTGTGTCGTAAACAACTCCATCAAGACTAATTGTGCCAATAGAATCAACCAACGGTGGGTAGTACCGCAATTCATAGGTAACGTCCAAATACTCATCAATCAACGGAGTGACTGTTACCGGATCGCCGTTGCCGTCTACCGTTCGTGATCTTGAAATCAAATAGGGTCCGGCTGATATGTTCCACCCAATACCCGCTTCATTGATATTGTTTCCGCCTGCCTCACCAATGTTGAACCGATAGGTAGTACGATCCCATGAATAATACGGCGCTGACGATTGCGCCCCCCATGTGCGCTCAAATTGTAAGGCCGTTCCAAATACATAACCAAGCAATTGCGTCTGCGAGGCGTTTGCTGCAGTTGAGTCCGTTCCAACCTGGCATTTTGAACCACTACCAGCCCAACCGCTTGACGTTGCCATGATGTTGCGGCCTGTATCCAGAATGGCATTTTCATGCCAATCCAGCAGCAAGGTTCTTCGGCCAGAGTCAGGGTTTACCGATTCATATTTGAAAAATCCCCTGAGTCCAACATTAAAAGTTCCAAGAGTCATAAACCATGCCTAGACCAAGAAAACCGCCAATTCAAATCCAGTTCATTTGATGCCGTTTTAGGTATTCTTCCACTATCAGATACCGCATTAAACTGGCATTGATATTTGGATTGATTTGTTGTGATTGCAGTTGATCTGATTCCTAAACCTGAACTGATATTATGGGTTGTCAATCCAGCATGAACATTAACATCAACAGAACAAGTGCCAACCCCAAAAACATCAAAAGTTCCAGGTACATAAGGTGCTTCAGTTACAATATCTCCACCTTTCGCCCTTGTTCCGGCAGGAGTACCCGTAAGCATGGAAGCTATATCTCCATCCCACACAGCTTCGTCATCATCATTGATGGTATGAGTTGCGAATTTACCAAACAGACCTTGTAATGGGGGTAGAGCAAAATTATGTGGCCCTGCAAGACCTTGTGGGCGAAGTATATAATTGTAATCAATCCCACCAATATTAATTACGCCTGTTTTATCAGCCACTTCCGGCCATGCAGTCCAACGCCAAATTACATCTAAACTTTGTGTTGCACCTTTTGTGATTGGAGAAGATAAAACCTGCCGACAAACCAGTTGAGTTCCTGCAGTATTACCACCCATTCCTACTTCACGAACTGTTCCGGTTCCAAAACCAGCACCAAATCTTTTTGATTTTGTACCTGAATATTCGTAATTTGGCCCAACGGGTTGTACTATTACCTTATCGCCAGCACCAGAATTATTTGCATAACCACTTGGAAGCAGTGCTTGCATTTGACCATCTGAAAAAACTGCTGCTGTATTGCCACTTCCAACATAGGTATAAGCACACGGAGTTTGGGCTGTGCCTTCGCGCAAATAGTTCATACCCTCGTTTGTAATGACATTCTTTTGGTACTCTGTTTCTAGAAGAATATTCATATTCTCATCGTAAAGAATACATTTAACTTCGCCAGATAAGCTGAGTCCCATGCTTGGGGGTGGGCCTTCTCTGTCTCTAAACCTGATTTTCTTTTCACCGTAAATAAGCATCTTATACACTCGTCATAGAACCGCTAGTCAATACAATCACAAAATCCAATCCTTCATCTGGCGTTAAGGCTTTAATTAGATTGTATTTCAAATCACCAGAAATCAGTGCCATTGTATGATCTGGCGCGTCCTCATCATATGGACCAATCGAAGATAAAGTTGCATACAAATCAGCAGACACCAATTCCATCACATGGTCAGGTGATACTTCATCAATTATTGGCAGAGTCAATAAAGTCGGATACAAACCACCAGAAATCAGTGCCATCGAATGATCTGGCGCAGTTTCATCAATAGTTGGAAGCATGTATCCAGAAGTCAGATTGATACTAAAATCCAATCCATCAATAACTTCAACCGGATACAAAGTGCTACTCAGCAGATAGGCGCCAACTGCCAAAATCGGCAATGTGAGTGTCCTGAAAGCCAACCAATACTGGCCGGCTCCTGGGTAGTATGTGGATATGGGTTCAACGTCATTGGTGACTTCAGCCTGAACCAGAGTATCAATCGGAACACCAGCATCACCAGATGCAAGGTTATTCGACCCCGCAGCAATACTGACTGTTCTTACACCCAATGCGGAAAGGAAAAATAGATCATCAGAGACAGGTTGAACCGCCTGTTGATGAATAGAACCGATACCTTCCATAGCATCCAATAAAGCCATTGCTGCCGGATCTGGATCAACCTGCCATGTTTGGAAAGTCGATGCGCTCCAAACAACCAGATTACCTCGGTAAACGCCCATTGCATTTACTCCAACCTGGCTCTTTTGCTGCAGCCCGGTGGGAATGAAACCGGCATCAGCCTGACTTGACCAATCTCTGGCATTGAGTGTGGCGCAAAATCGTACTATGTCGCTGTCACCTGCAAACACCTTGCTGGCGGCAATGGCAACGACTTTTGAATGTGGGCAGTCCGGATCAGTGATACGAAGCGGTACACACTCCCATGAAATATTATTATCCGATATAAATGCTCCCGCTTCTTCCGGCCACGTAGGTTCAGTTGCCCCGCTGGTGAGTACACTTGATGCTTCCCACGTAACGGTCCCTGAAGCAACCGCTTCCCAGGTAACGGCGTTGTCAACAACCTGCAAACCGACCGTTAGCGGCCATGTTGGCTCGCTACTTCCACTGAGTCCTGCGACCGCCTGAACAGCCTTGTAAATTAGCGTGTTGACAGTAGATGAAGTAATGTAATCCCACTGGAAATTATCAACATACACTGCCAATCCGGTTGAGTTTGCCGCAGCACCAACAGAAACAGATGCCGTTGTAGGCGGCGAGACAGCAGTAAGAATAGATTTTGTCCAAACCCCATCAGACCCTTTAGCAAGTGAACCAAAACTGGTAAGTATCAGGCTATTACCAACGTCATACCAACTCAAGGAAACAATGCCATTGCTAGAAACAGCCCCACCACTTTGAACCATGCAACTTACCGTTACTGATACACCCGGGCCAATTGGATGCTTGGTATCATTGATAATATCTGCCGTTCCAGTAGCAAGGTATTCAGCAGATTGTGTTCCGCTAAAAGCATCATTTGTGTTGATTAACCATCCAGCCCCTTTTGTCCATCCGGTATCACCAGACTCAAACCCAGGATTGACAATACCAGTGGATACGGATGGCCCAGACGTAGAAGGAATAACCAGCGAACCTGGCAGATAGAGAGTTCCTGGCGACCAGACATTAATAGCCATTATTTCGTCACATATTTGTTTTTGAATCCGCCAGCCGGATTGTCATACTTTTCGGGAATCGTACCTATATTTGGATTTGGATCAGTAACAGATGTTGTTGGTGTAACATCACCAGAACCATATTCAATGATCTGCGCGCCACTTTCTTCGGGCCAATCAGGTTCAAATGTTCCAGATGCCGGATTGGTTCCTGTAGTGTCGATCACGGTGTATTTGAAGCCGTTGTACACTGTTGGCTCAACAATATCATTCACTGTCCTAAGAACATTCGGTGCCCATGCTGGATTAGCCGATCCAGACCTGGTTGCCTGATATGCAAAACCATTTTCAACCGAAGGAAACACCCTGTCGCCAATCATGTAATCGGTATTAGCCGACCACGCATCCAATTCTTCCAGCCAGTAATGCCAATTGTTCCCATCCATGAATTCTGCTGATACATACAGATACCCCATAAAAGGTGCTGCAAAATGAATTTGCTTCAGCAGTATGGTTGGGTCCGTAGGATGTCGTAACGCAGCAACCACATAATTAAGTGGATCGGTTGTTACGTCAGGCTCATGCTTGAACACATACAACTTGCAATGGTGTGCTACAAGCCCCTTTGTGTCTGCTGGAAGGGTTATATCGACCAACGTACCTGGACGCGGCTTAATAGTCCCGGCTAAGGTAATGTACCCGTTTAGCAGATCATAGAGAGTTTCAGGTGAAGATCCGCCTTTGTTGCGAAGCCTGGTCATTCCTGCGTTTGCCGTGGATAATGGCTGAATACGCATGATTAGATTCTCGTAAAGGTGACTTGCGGATAGGGCAGAGCCAATAGTTCTGGTCGTGTTCCACGTGGAACAATTTTGATCCCAGCGAATGTTCCGGCATTTAGTTTTCCGATCCATATTTCCAAATCGGACTTGAATTCCCTGGCGTCCGGCTGGCGGAAATGTTGCTTACCCCACACCAAAGCCTGCAACAAAATCAACTCATAGTCGATGGTTGATGTATCGCCATCAGCAACAAACGGCAGCAATCCTCGGTGGCCTTTGATCCATGCGGTATAGGATTTTTGCGGTTCAGGAAATACCTCGAAAAACTCCCGAAATTCAAAATGGGTCGGCATGGTTTGAGTGGTCGTGGTAAACGCCGCCGGATTAATGCCTGGAAACAGCGGCAACCATGTTTGACCGTCCTGAAGCCATACTTCAGAAGCAGAGCGAAAATCCAATTCAGAGTCAGCGTCATACGGAACGTCATAAATGCGCTCGCCCACTTCAATATTAATCTGCCACCATAATTCTGTTCGCAGCAGCTTGTATCTGCGATAAAGCATCTTCTGAGCCATCGTAAGCCATTGCGAACACATCGCCACGACTTTAGGTGGCCTACGTACTGCGCGATCTGAAAGATACTTAGAAAATTGCTCAAAATAGGCTTTGGCATCTGCTTGCTGGTAATGTGATTTAGCAAGACCAAGAGATAGCAAAAAAACAGGGGTATAATCAATTTCCGTTGGATCGGAATCAGCTACCATAAGGGCTGGATATGAAACCCCGCCTTTATCGAATTCAACTGTCCGGAAAATGGTTTGCTGCGCTTCGTTGATGAATCCATTTATCAACACATCTTGACCAGGCGGGTTCGCGCCGGCAACGTAATAAAACCCACAACGCCGAATAACTGCCTCACGCAAATATACAAGCGTTTCGGTTTGAGCATCTGGGGTAGTTAGCGGATCTGGAAATCCCAACATGCACAATAATTGATCGCGCAAATTAGCCAGCGTTTCAGTTGGATAAACATATGCAAGGCCATTAAGAATAGGTGGCCCATTGAGTCCGCCGGTCATAAAGTCTCCTGAAGTGGGGTCGGTTTCCCGACCCCTTGTAGTTCAGATTATTAATCCAATGGATCAACAGGACCGGAAGATGCTATTTCCTTTGCTATTTCCTTTACCGCAGCTTTTGTTTTAGCTTTGGGTTTGGCTTTTTGCAAACTTGCAACAATAGTTTTTGCAAACGCATCCATTCCAGCTTTGCCCGTTCCGTAACACCTTTCCATGTGTGTTGCGCCTGTACGTTCATCAGAACCGTACATTTCTGATAATCGAATGAACTCGCTATCAGCTTCAGGTAAAGAATCTCTCTCAATAGATCCCTCTCCCATAACTTCAACCAGCCCATCAGGGAATTTCTGTTCGACAACAGCCAATTCCCAAGGCCAAATTTCTTTCGGAACTTTCGTCATTTTGTCCCGCGAAATCAACACATGAATAGTTTTTACGTCCATCAGTCCTCCAAGGTTATAGACAGTGTGCCGGCTAGTGTGCCAGCGGCAGTGGTGACAGAAGCGCGCATGTAGCGGTAGCACACGACCGGCTTGGCTTCAACGCCAGCGGCAACCACACTGGTAGCGATGTCAGCTACCCAAGTGCTGTTATCGGACGATCCATCAATTGCCCAAGCGGGTGCAGTGCCGGTTTGACCATGCGCGTGAAATACAGCGTTCACAGTACGGCCAGGCAGGAACGGTGTTTTACTGCCAAGATCCACAGCCGTTTTATCACCAGCGGTTGCAGCAGCGCCAACCAGTAAATTTGTAATCGTACTCATTGCATTTCTCCTTATGAGCCGGTGACAGTCATAACGCCCATTGTTCCGGGGTTATTCGTGGTAAGTCCGCCGCGCCATGTCAGCGCCCAATAATGGGTATAGCGGTCGTATGCGCGAGGTGGATTGCGCGTTACCATGTCCTGTCCTTCCGCCGGGCGGAGTTTCAGGTAATTGGTATTCAGGAAGTAGCAGCGAGATTCCCACTGCTGCGTCGGTGACAGGTCCGCATCCAGGGTTTCAAACAACGGATCCCAAATAATCGGAATACCCATGTAGTTTGTGTGCTGAACGGCCATATCGACCGAGATACCACCCTTGCCTGTAACCGTCATCTGGCGGTTAATGCTGGTGTCCGCAATTTCCTCATAAATGTCGAGGAAGGTGGAGCCAGCCAGCAGGAAGTTAGGCGTATGCCCACCAACCCGAGTGCAAGCGCGCCACATCTGCTTCATCTTGACTTTCAGATCAGCTTTGGCAACGTCCAGTTGAACTTGGTTGCGCCAGTAAGCATTGGCCGTAACGGAACGATCAATACCGCCGACAGTGCCGGTTGTTGGAACAGTTGAAATCAACAGATCAAGACCAGGGACCGAATCAGTGCTTTGGGTGCCATCCAAATGAAGCTGGTAATCCATCTTCTCTTTGAAGCCCAAAAGCAGAGTTTCGGAGTTTTCTTCAATCAGATTGACAAACTGCTTTTTTTCATCAGTTGTCGGGTGATTGTTTTTGTTGTCGGTAACGCTAATGTAGTTCTGCAGCAATTCTTCTTCGGTTAGCCCGAAGCCATCATGTGCTGAACCCCATCCGAAATCGGCATCTGCCAGGGTGCGCTTACGATTGTAAGTCACCAGGCCATCAGGCCCGAACCACTGGAAGTTGGAGTCATTGGTGTAGCGCAGTTTCTCGTTGATGTACTGCTTTGCACCTGGGAAGGTCTTTTTGGTCGCCTGCAACTTTTTCAAGAAGGGGCGCTCGGTGTTGTACAGATCTTCCGGCTTTTTGTTAAGGATGAAATCCATCGCTAACTTGCCGGCATAGCTGATTTGATCGGCTGTAAAGGGCATAGTAAACCTCGCTTGTTTAAGAAAACGTCAGTGTTTTAGTAAACGCTTGCGAGGCGCACGATCCCTCTTACTACTGTGCTACAGGACGCGAACCCTGCTTACTGCTTAAAGCGTATGTGCATGATGCCACTTATCCTATCTTCATGTCAAAAATGCTGGTTCTATGGCTTCCATGATATTCCCGGGTTTCTTTGATAAATGACCACTGCTACCAGCACTACCGGGCCGAATAGGTGCTGGAACATTGGGTATCAACGGCGCCGAGGCCGGTGCTGCAGCCTGAGTAGGTATTTCTCCATAGGCTTCTTCAATCATTTGCGGCCATAATCGGGGGTCTTTCTGTGAAGTCACGACCAGTTTAGTAATCAACTTCAGTTGGTCTTGCTTGCCCGCGTAATGCGGATCATTGGCCCGTAGCTTGTTTCCGACTGCAACCAAGCCCTGGTAGGCATCTTGTTTAGCAGATTCAAGCGCCTGCTGTTCTGTTTGCTTGCTGGTGACGCTAGAAGATAGTTTGCTTTTTGAACGTGATTGAGCAACCTCCAAAGCGCGTTCTTTGGTTATAAGACCGTCTTCTACTTCTTCTTTCAGGTCCGCATAGGCTTCCAGGGGATCAAAACCGGGGGCTTCCTTACCAAGCATCTGACCCAGGGTTTTCAAGCCTTCCTGCATGATTCCGTAGGCTTCTTCCAAGCCTTCCGGTGTACCACTGTTTATTGACTTCAGGTATCGCATGGACTCAGCGAATTGCTCTGGATTGGTCCCGGTTGAGCGAATACTGTCCGCCCATTCTTCACTGCGGCGAATATGATCTTCCATTGCGGTTTTGGTCCTCTCCAATTCCAAATGGCTTTCATCATACTTGGACTTCAGCGTTTCAAATCTTTGCCGAGTTTCCGCTTTGGTGTTTTCGGGGAGTTCTCCAAATTCATCGGAAGGTCGCTTGCTGTCAGTCTTAATTTCGGGGTCTTTGGCCGGCTCCGCTTCTGCTTTTCCGTCAGGGTCTTTTTCCGGTTCGGATGTTTCAGGAGCATCGGCTTTTACCTCTGGTTCTGGTTCTGCTTTCGGATCCGTAATCGTCTCCGTTTCTTCAATTACCGGATCAAAAGCCTCGTCCATTGCGGCAAGGATGTCGGCTTTGTCATCGACTTCTTCAACGACTGCTACTGGTTCGGCTTCTTCAACAATTTCTGTTTTTGGATCCATGTGATTTACCTCTATTGAAGTGGGTTCGGTGCGGGAATTCCTGGTTGCTGCTGTCCCTGCAGTGCGCCCATGAGGGATTCAACAGTAGCGTCTTGCTCCTGATCCATGCCAAGCAGTTGTCGCATTTCCGGACTAAATACCAAGGCCGGCACTTTTTGCACGGCTGATGCCATTTTGTCAACACTGCTTGCCTCATCAAGTTTGATTTCTGCTTCTATTTTTGGATCTGGCTTGCCGGCCGCTTGTACTTCTTCCGGCGGGACAACAGGCAGGAACATTTGAATGTCCGCATGATCGTCCAGCCTGGTAAGCGTCTCTTGAAATACAGCAATCAACGGTTTTGCTGCCCATTCCTTACCCTGCATCCTGGCATCACCAATTTTCATAATTAAATCCAGAATCAATGGCATAAGTGTGGCCCAAGTATCCCGATCAGAAGCGGCTTTTGGCTTTCCGGTGCTTCCGGCCTTGATTTCAATGTCGAACAGCGAAAGTGCCTGATCGGTGGTGAGATTCATCCACACAGCCCCAGGGCCGGCATAGCGTTCGGCGTCTGCCTGATCCATCGTTTGCAGCATGAGCTGAATAAAATACTCAACCAGTTCGGTCAATGCGTCTTCCAGATCGTCCAGCCGCGCATCTGTGCGCGCACCACGCCCGGCTTCCTGAATACTGGCTTCTGTTGCGGTCTTTTCGATCTGCAATGAGGACTGAGTTAAGGCTTCCTGCGCACCACTCATTTTTTCCATGTCGCGCTGGATCGGCGTGGTGTCATACAGACCAGGATCAACGGGATTGTACTTTTTCGCTGCGAAAACCGTATTTATGTCTTTTCCGGCCTGAATCATATCTATTGCCACATATTCCTGTGTTTCAGCATTTGCGGCATTTTCCACACTTACTTTATCAACAGCCATCGCATCAAATATAATTCCGGGCCTGGCGCGCCTTCGGTGGATGCGGTAATCAGATCGTGTCTCGTTGTATTCTTCCTGCAGCTTGGCAAGCTGGTGAACATCGGACTGCGGATAGCGTTCACCATCAATAAAATGGAAGGCCAGCAAAAAGGCCGGATAGAATCGCTTACCAGTGATCGGTGCATATGGCTCTCTGGCCCACGAAGACGTACAGCCATCAACCAGCGTGTAAACCACTCCATCATCCAGTGACCAGATTTCATAAATGCAGTAGAAACCGTCTTTGGATTCTGCGGAATCATCATCGGTCCCGACTATAGCGTAAGTGCTACCTGACTCACCATCCTCGCCTTTGCGCGGACGTTGACTGTACTTGTTGGCTTTTTCCAGATACTCAACTTGCTCTTGTGTTTCCCATTTAGTAATCGCCAGCGTTTCATCCTTGGTCTTATAGGCACAAAAACAGATCCACGGAGCCGAAAGGTAGTTCTCTACTTCCCCACACTCGGGCGCCACAATAACGTCTTCCGGGTGCGTGTAATCAACCACGCCACCTTCAGCTACCGTCATTTCGAGTTTTTCCTGCGCGGCTTTGATGTTAGATTCAATCTCGGAAATCAACAAGCCTTCGTCTTCTTCGCCCAAGGTCATGCGGATTTTTTTGGTGCGGATCTTATCAATCTGATCCTGCAGGTCATTGATACGACTTTGCATGATCGGCTCTTTTTCGGTGCGGGTTTGCATGAAAACCTTGAGCCACCCCAAGCCAACCGTCTGTGCGCCTCGGATCCAGCGTTTAGCCTGGCGCTTCAGCTTGGCATCCTTGAGCAATCTGGACGCCATAATTTCGATGGTATGAGCAAATTCCCGATAGGCTTCCAACCGCTGGCGGTCTACGGAATCAGATGGCCTGGCGTTCAGATCGGGATTCTTCGCGTACAGGAAGGCCGATAGAACGTCCATGATGGCGGATATGAGATTGGTCGAAACCGGCAGATTAGACTCGCCTCGGGCTATCTTACGGTCTTCTGCCCACCGTTTGCGATAAAAGGAATCGTGCTTTTTGGAGCGTTTAATGGCATCAAACCAAGTTTGAATATGGGTTTCTTTGTTTTCCCTGGCTTTGCGCTTTTCTTCCAATTCCTTCATTTCTTCTGCTTGGGAATCGAACCCCATAAACTCATCAAGTTCCATCACTAAATTCCTTTTTCCAATCACAGATAAATAGAGTATCGTTCTTTATCATAGTCCGACTGAGCAGGTTTTGGTCCATCTCGCTCCTCATCCCACCAAACAAAGTAACCGTGTCCGACATCCGGCCTATGGTCTGGGCCCCACATATCAGACAGGTACCAGGGTTCCCGACTACCGCTGGGATGATAGGAACTATTCACACCCCATGGGTTCTTGGGAAGTGAAGGCCCGCGGGATGGTAAATAAATGCCGCCACTACAAGTGATAAAATCGGGCTGTACTAACAAATTTTCTTTTTTAAATCGGGCCTTCCTGTTCGCGTAATCGCCAGCACGGATGTCCACGGCGTCGATAAAGACTCGCGGATCCAGACCAATGCCGGATCGGAAAAAGTTCCGC